CTGACGGTTAAAAACCTGCCAGTGATTTATACCACTACTGTCCAAGATACCAACTCGATGGATGGCTTATTAGATTATGGGCACATTGTCCTAATGACCAAAGACTTTACAATAGATGACCTTGCTGTAGGCGATACTATTATTTATAAATATGGCAAGGGAACTATTATTCATCAGATAGCCTACATAGGCAAGGATGGTAAAGGGTTATTTTTTATCTGTAAGGGCGTAAATTGTTTCTACCCTGACCCCTTTGCTGTGCGTCCATCTCAGGTCGTATCACTTATGAGAGGAATTCAAAACTAATGTGGTGGTTTCTGGGAGCGCTTGGAGTAACTATATTAGCAGTCGTTATATTCTTTGCTTATAAGATTATCAGGGACTTTAAAACAGCGTTTAAATTTATCTTGAAAATAAAAAACGGAGGTAAGCTATGAAATCTTGGTATCAGTCAAAAACACTCTGGGTTAATCTTATTGCTGTTGTAGCCATTATCCTTAACTCTCAATTTGGCTTCCAGCTTGACGCAGAAACTCAAGCGGTGGTTGTTACTACTGTGCTGGCAGTCGTTAATATCATTCTGCGATTCTTTACTGACACAGAGATAGAGAGGTAAACATGGTTCAACCACCTATCGACTTCGGGGCAAAATCAGACCGAGAGCTTTTACTCTTGGTGGCTCAGACCACCAATGTAATAGTCCAGGAACATTTACCGGCTATCAGGGATAAACTTGACGAACTGAATGGCACTGTAAGAGAACACAGTATAGAGATAGCGAAGGTAAAAACCAAAGCCCGGTGCGGTACGGGCCGTTGGGGAGACAGGATGGTTATTATCGGTGGTGGTGTCTCAGGTGTGGTTGCTTTACTGGTAGCTATCGCTTTCGGCATAGGTAAGGGAATAGGCTGGTGGTGAAATGGGAATAGCTATGACAACAATACCAATTAAGCCTTTAATTGAACCAATAGTGGAACCTCAAGTTAAAGAGCCTGAGCCCTCCAGGGTGCTTGAGCCTGATAAATTATGCCCAGGGCAGGGGGATGAAATTGTAAGGAGAGTCGAAGAGGATGTTTGAGTGGCGCCCCCCCATTGAGACTCCCTATGAAAAGGAATATCGCCTTAGGGCCCGGAAGAGGAGGGCGGTAATTGCCGTTCTTCAAAAATGGTATGACTGTATGATGGATGGCACGGCTGACTTATATGAGCCTGACCTTTCCAACAGAGAAGCAGTAACATTCAAGAAGCCTGTAAGTGAAATTGTAGCTAGGAGAGAGCAGGAGTTTTTTAACGAGCTTGACCGCAATAAGAGGCACTGGGAGCCGATAACAGAAATCCCCCATTTTACCGGCTTGAGTGGCAAGGCAAAGCTGTGCTTGGTTCAAGATTTGAGGAAGGCGTTAAGTGCTATTAGTAACTAGCTGCTTTTGTAAAACTATTCCATCGGGCTTCACTTGTGGTTACTTTGTGGGCAAAGAGTTTGTGATTGTCCTTCCATTTGAAAGCCGTGAGGCGTTTGATAGGTTCGTGGAGGCATTAAAGGAACATAGCGACCCTATAACCCTCTTCCCTGATTGCTTCAAGGATGCCGTGCCTGTTAATATTGAGGAACGGTTAAGCAAATAACCATATAATAAGGAAAGTGAGACTTGCTCCCTCTTCTCCAGAGGAGAGGTGTTAAGATAGCCCCCTGTAAAACGGGGGCTTCTTTTTTTGTCCCCTCAAATAGCCAACAGGCCAACCTTGTAAACTATTTTTTAATAATTCTTTTTATTTAGCTATGAGGGGGTATTGACAAGCGTTAGCCTATGGGTTATTATATATCTAGGAAGCAAAGGAGGACAAAGGGAAATGAAGGCTACACTATTACACTACTACAATGAAGACACTGATAGCGACTATGTGGTTATCAAGCCGCAAGATGATGTTGAGGACTACAAAGAGGATGGCTACGAACTAATGAATGAATGCCCCCTTGAATATGCTAATGTGACACTACCACTCGGTAGAGTGCTTAAAGCCGAGAGCTAAACCATTGACTACTAACCAGGAGCCCGCACCCCCTGGCTGGTGGTGAGAAGTTTAGAATGTTAGACAGAATTTTAGTTGAGACTTTAAATCACATTCAGTCCAGAGACAACTTGACCAATGAGCAGTTCGCTCAAAAGATAGGAATTCACGAAGTCTCTTGGTCAAGGATAAGGAACTTCAAAAAAGGTTTCGGTGAGAAATCCCTCACTGGTATCCGTCAAGCCTACCCCGAACTGAAAGAAGCCATTACTACCAATTCATTTACTGCTATCTCATTTACTGCTAACTCACCTAATAGTTTTGACCTCAAGCATTATGCCCGCCCTCAGAGACATCCAGAGCCAATTTCAGGTGGGTTAAAGGGTAAAGTTGGGGGATTCTTACTGCGACTAATTAAGGGGGCGTGAAATGGATGATTTGTTGCTGACAGATAAAGATTATATGAGGCTAGTTAAGTATGTCCCTATACCTGAACATGATTTAAGAAAAGTAGCCCAAGCCCAAGCTGAAAGAACAGAGTCTATGCTCAAGGAGCAATGGAAGCAAGTAGGCATAAAGGAAGTGGTGGACAATATGACACTCGCTTGTGTCAATGGCAGTACAGAATGGCAACGGCTGAAAAATCTTCGTGATGTTTTGAAATATTATGAAGCTAAAAGTGTTGCCACGCTAGAGGATGATGCCGAAATTGCAAGTTTTGACTTTACTTAAAGGGGGTTAAGCCCACCGTGTTTTCATCGACTTTGGGTGGGCAAAAAGTGGGGGCTACGACCTCTCAATCCCGATAAGCACATTAAAAATCTGGAGTGGCGGAATCGTTAAAGACGCAGAAGTAAATAGGACAATGGCAGCGGGACTGGTTGTATGTAGTAGCCACACCCGAGCCGTCTTAAATGCAAAATATACATCTAGGGGTGGAAGTCCCCTAGCTCCAGAGCTTATCGGCTTCTGCCCAAGGGCAGTGGGTAGCCCCCTAAATTAAGGAGTGAAATGAAGAAGCACAAATGGATTAAAGAAGAGGGAGACATAGACATCTTCGCCTATGAGAAGGGGCAATACCATAACGGCCCTAAATGCTCAGTGTGTGGCTTCGGCTTTTGTCATCATTGCTACCCAGAGGGGTATGACACAAGTTGCCCTTGTGATTCTTTAGATGGCGATGACAGTAAATTGGATCTTAATATCCTAGCACTAAACGATAGACTAAAGCAGAGGGTAAATAGAATGTATGTCTATATAGAGTCAGAACACAATGCCAATGGGAGTCTATGGACTGTGGGATTCTATAACCCTAAAGGGGAATGGATACCAGAAAGCGATTGGGAATCAATGGAAGGGGCAGCAGAAAGAGTCCACTATCTCAACGGAGGTAAATAGAATGGTAAAAGGTGGAGCATATCCAGAGACTATTTTTGATTCAATTCGGTTGTGTGTGAAGCAGGGTAAGACTGTTGAGGAAGCGATAGCTGAGGTTGAAAGCATACTACATATCCTTCCTTCCCACTTACCAGAGCAACTTCTACTTATGATTCGTCAGGAGTGTGGATAAAATGCCAGATATAAACCAACCAACAGGACTAACAGATAACCTACAAGAGATAGACAAAAAGTTTAGAATACATAGCCAAGTTTATTCTATAGTAACTGGGCTACAGATTCCGAAGGCAGTTTATACCGAAACCTTTGAGGGGTTCTGCCAAGCAAAATTGGCAACCGACCAATGGACTAAAGAACAGAAGCACTTTATGGCTAAACTATTCTTCCAGTATAGCCAGAATAAAAGGAGGGGATAATGGTAGAAAAGAAAAATCCAGACTACAGTGAGTCGGCGGAAAACTTGCGTAACCCGCCAGAGGTGAAGGAGTTACTGGTTCAGTTACACGCTTATCAAGGAACTTTATCCATACTTGAGAACGAACTCAAGGCACAGAATGTAGAACTTACTGGGAATATTGAGGAATCCACGAAGGCTGTAATGGACATTCAGACTCGGATAAAGGTTGCGGTAGAAGCTCAGGGTAGTTATCAGGACATTGAGACTGGTGATTATGCCGTCAAGTACCGGCGCATGATGAGGTCATACAGCCCTGAAGCTCTGAAGGATGAGTTCCCCAAGTTCGCCCCTCTTTTAATAGAGGAGACCGTAAACGCCAAAGCCCTTGAGGGACAGATAAAGGGCGGGCTGTTGAGCCTTGATGAGTTGAAAAAGAAGGGCGTAATCACCGAGACACCACAATACGCTTTTTATGTGAGGTAAATGATGGATGTAACTAAGAAGCACCGTTCCCACCTATCACACAAGGGAATTATGGCAAGGGGATGGCACAGACCCCTATCAAAGAGGTTTATAGAGTCTATTTTAAGAAGGCAGAACTATGAGACACAATCTTAACTGGGTAAAAGGCGGGAGTTCAGAAGGCAAGCCAGGTTACTTAATAGAGTTTGAATACTCTGCCTATATAGTGGAGCAGATAAAGAAAACCGTCCCTTCAAGTTTAAGGGAGTGGAATCTAGATAAAAAGCAATGGTGGATTAGCGAGCTTGCAGAGGCACCACTTAACAGGATATTCCCGGGCTTTCTTGAATCAGTCATCGCGCAGAAAAGGTTATTTTAAGGAGGAAATATGCCAATTAAAGGATTAAGCGAGCAAAGGCGGATGCCGCGGCTGGGGAAGATACATCTAGGTATTAAAGCTAAAAATGCCCAGGGTGTCGAATATCCTAAAGCCACTGATTATTTCGTAGTTCCTGACGAGATAAAGGATTTGCTACCTGACAAGCCAAAGCAATTGTCCATTATGATACCAGTGGAAGATGAGGAATATTGGGCAAGTCAATACTATAGATGCTACTCCCGGACCCGGGGTCTTGTCTGTAAAGGCGATGGGGGAAAGAGCTACAGGATGGTTGATACCAAAACAGGTGATATGGCTAACCGGGATAGCACTGAGATAGCCTGGCACGATGCTAAATGCGATGGGCATGAGTGTCCTTTCTACAAGAACAAGCAGTGCCGGGAAGTGATGAACCTACAATTCCTTTTACCCAATGTTCCCGGGGTTGGTGTTTGGCAGATTGATACCAGCTCAATCAATTCAATCCGCAATATCAATTCCAGCGCCGAGCTTATCCGGGGAATATGTGGGCGAATCAGGATGATACCTTTACAACTTACGCTCGAGAAGCAGGAGGTCGTCAACCCCGATGATGGTAAGAAGAAGAATGTCTGTGTGTTGAACTTGAGCCAGAGCCAGACGCTACAAAGTCTACTGGCTGATAGCTTGAAACCAGTCCACGAACTTCTAGCGCCGGCGCCAGCAGATAATGAAGCTCCCCTTGATGTAGCAGAAGAAACGCCGGTTGAACGAGGGCAAGAAGCTGACGGCCTTTTGGATGGAGACAAGCCCGTTGAAGAGCCACCTGATAAGACGCTTACTATCCAGGCTTTCTATAACTGGTTAACATCACACGGCAAGGCATTTACCCGGACATGGTTCCTCAAGACCTTTACCTATACCGAGGAGGATATGAAAGACCCGGAGAAGATTAAGTCGGCTTATGCCGAGGTTAAAGAAATACAAGCCTGGACTGAATAAGGGAAATAAATTAAGCAGGAGTAAAAACTGAACTTTGCTGGTTATCCAAAGGGGCAGGCTCGGTTAGATGGGGGTGGTTACACGGTGTAGCTTAGTGGTAAAGCACCTGTAGCCATTGACTACAGGAGAACACAGGTTTGAATCCTGTCGCCGCCAATGGCTACCCCCATCCTAGAGTTTAAGGAGTAAAGAGATGAAGCTTAACCAGAAACTAGCAGAATGGGTAGGGTTTAAGGTGGAGCAAGTAAAGGTACAAGGATTGCCTGATGTCTTGGTACATACACCAGAGGGCAAGGAATATGTTGGTGATGCTCCTGACTTCACCGCTTCCCTAGATGCCTGCTTTCAACATCTTGTGCCAGAAAACGCTGTAGTCCAGTTCCTCCCAGTTAGCGATGGTCTTTGCTGTATTATTTGTTACGCTGGCGAGTGGTATTCAGGTAAAGCAGATAAGAAACAATACGCCCTAGCCCTCTGTAAGGCAATGGAGAAGATATTGGATGCCCCAGATAATAGATAAGTTATGGGGAGTTCTGTTTCATTTGGTAGGAGTGTCCCCGGCTCTTATCTTGATAGTAGGGATACCCTGGGTGGTGGAGAGAAAACTGTGGGGAAATAAGAAGTGAGATATGAAATGGGATACTTGTTGACAGATAAAGAGATAATTGAGATTGAAAAACCAATCGCAAAAAGGCATCATTTTGAACACGGCGGTTTCTCGGAATACGGATGGGAATGTGCCCACGAACAAGCCCAAGCCCAACTAGCCAAAGCCGAGCCTCTTATCAGAAAGGATGAGAGGGAGAGGATAATAAACGAATTAAGGGATGGGGGGAAGCTAATAATTTCATTTATTGATATGGAAAGGGATAAGCGTAATGATATAGCCTTGTTAATTACTATCAAAGCTATGATTCACGATTTAATTGAAGCACAAGCACTGAAGGGAGAGAAGTGAGTATAAGAAAAGAGATACAACATATATTGGATACAGCCATAACTGTTGATAATGACTGCCATATAATACCGAAACTTGACCAAATCCTCACCTACCTCAAGATAGAGATAGAGAAGATAGAGAATCCCTATGATAAAGCCTGTTTTAGGGGGGAAGCCTATGAGGGATTCAGGCAGGATATTCTAGCCAAGCTGAGTGAGGAATAGTGGTACCATAGAGATGCTAGGAGGTAATAGGTGAATAAGACGCAAATAGAGTGGGTCAAGAATCCAGATGGCACACCGGGCTACACCTGGAATCCTATAACCGGTTGCTTAAATAATTGCCCTTACTGCTACGCTAGACGGCTGGCTAATGGTCGGCTGAGGGAAAGGTATCTGGCGAATAAGAATGTGCCTGATAATATGTTGCCTGAACATTGGGAAGCAGGACACACAGACCCCTTCTATCCCCGCTTCTGGGAAGATAAAATAATTGATGCTGTGAGGTCGAACATAAGTAAACGAAAGGCACGAGGCATTTTCACTTGTGATATGTCTGACCTTTTCGGTATTGGCATCCCTGAAGAATGGACACGCCGAGTAATTGAAGTATGCAAGGGTAATTGGCGTGACCGCTTCTACCTCTTGACCAAGCAGCCTCAGAACCTGATTAAGTTCAGCCCCTTCCCTGATAACTGCTGGGTGGGGGTGACAGCTACTGACCATTTTATGTATAAGAAGGCTTTGCCCATCTTGGGGGAGATACAAGCAAAGGTAAAATACATATCCTTTGAACCGCTATTACACCATGTGGATATAGAAGCCGAGCCTTTCCAGGATTATCAATTGGACTGGCTTATCATCGGCGCACAGACCAAGCCAACAGTATACCCTGATATAGAGTGGGTTCAGGAGATAACAGAGGCGTGTGATAAAGCTGGTGTCAAAGTTTTTCATAAAGATAACCTGAAGTCTATATTCCCAACACCTACCAACACATTAAGACAGGAGCTCCCCAATGCCTGATACCATAGAGATAATATATGACTGTAAGGGGGTATAAGTGGCACTTCTTAATTATTCAACAAGCATTGAAGCAGTCAAGACTGTAGGCGAAATTCAGGGCATACTAGCTGGCCACGGTGCCCGGTCAATCCTTATAGATTATGCTAAGGATGGGAGCGTTGAGGCGCTAGCGTTTAAAATTGAAACCCAGCAGGGGACGAGAGGCTTCAAGCTACCTATTGACCCTGACTCGGTGTTAAAGGTATTGACCAAGCAGAATGTTCCTAAAGTCTATCAGAATAAAGCGCAAGCCATAAGAGTTGCCTGGCGTATCGTAAAGACATGGGTGGCGGCACAGTTAGCCTTTCAAGAGACAGAGATGGTGAATATGGAGCAGGTATTCCTAGGATATATGATTAACCGGAGTGGTAAAAGTTTATACGAAGCAATGGTCGACCAGAACTTCCAGATTACTCAGGGGAAGGAATAAGTGGCTAACCCTCAACCGACAGATGCTCATTTAAGAATAGCTCACCAGATAAGTGAACAGCTTATGGTAAGCCATTTTACCGAGCAACAGCGCCGGATATTAGATTTAATTCTCCGTCTATCCTGGGGATGTGGTAAAAAAGAAGCTACCATACCGCACCAAAATAACTTTGAGATTGTTGGTGTCCTTGAAGGTCATATTAAAACACACCTTGACTGGCTCCAAGAAGCAAAAGTCATCTTCAGGGATGGCAATACTTATTCCTTCAACAAGAACTTTGACCAGTGGAGAGTATCAAGAGCTTTAGCGTATACCCCTAGTAAACTTACGGAATTGGTAAGGTTAAATCTCAATGGTTCTCAACAAAACTTACCGAATAGGGAAGAAACACCTTACCGAATAGGGAAGAAACACCTTACCGAAAAGGGAAGTCCCTCAGATACAAACTCAGATACGCCTAAAGAAAGATTAAAGAAAGTATTAAAGAAAGATACTACTAGTAGTAGGGAAACTCTTGATGATTATATTATCACTCTACGGGAACGATTTAAGGATATAGATTTTGATACTGAATTAGAGAAGTTTTGGATTTACTGGAAAGAAGGCGACCGAAAACTCAAGATACCCAAATTGGCTTTAATCAACTGGATGACCAAAGCTAGAGAGCACAAGAAGGAGGCTGGCAATGGAACGACTCGGCGAAATCCTCGGTCAATCCCGGGACCCGGAGACTACACCAAACCTGAAAACGCCTGACAAACCTACTTACTACCATAAAAAAGATGACCTTGATTATCATGAGCCTACTCCAGAAGAGAGGAAAGAGGCGTTGCGCCGGCGGCTGAACCTGACTTCGTGGGATAATACCTTTGAGAATTTTAAGCCGGTTAAGGGAGTTGAGGAATCGCTTACCGCCTTCAAGGAACTGGCTTCAGGCAATGCGACCTGGTCTATGTTGTTGTGTTACGGATCGGATGGCTGTGGTAAGACTCATTTATGCGAGGCGCTGTCAATTGAGATGGCAAAGAGGGAAGTTCTGTGCCGGGTAAATGAGTGGGCAGAAGTGGTAAGAGACCTAAAGCGTAGGATGCACTCCGAGGTAACGGATGATTATGATATGCAGTTCCGAAGCTTCCAGAAAAGAGATTATCTGATGCTTGATGATGTTGGCATGGGGAGCACCGGGTCATCCTGGGAGTGGGGAGAGCTTGAAGAGATTATTAACTACAGGTACCGAGAAGGACTGTTCACAGTAGTAACAACTAATCTTGATATTAAGGATGTCCCGCGGCGGATAGTATCAAGGTTCACTGATGCGGTTCAGAGCCGGCTGGTCCTGAATAGTGGTGGTAACTATCGTCCAAAGAAGGTGATTAAATGACTTGTCCACTAAATAAAAAGACCTGCCAGGGATGTCCTTATAGTAAGGGGTTATGCGACTATCCTTATAGGATAGGGATGACACTAGAGCAGATAAAGGCAATAACAAGAGGTAGCAAACTGCCTGAAAGAGGGTTAAGGGGGCTAGAATTGGAGTACAGAGGGGCGAAGGAGAAGATTTAATGGATATAAAAAAGGGGACTATTGTCAGGGTAACGGAGCTTTGTCTTACACCAAACTTGCGAGGGTTGGTTGGCAAAGTAGTGCGAAAACCTAGAAACAACCATTTTATCGTTAAGTTTCCAAGAGATAGCCAGCTTTATATCTTTGGGGAAAATGAAGTTGAGCGTGAATTATGAAAACCTTTCCCTTGACAGCCCTACAGACTGATGAATGTCCGCCGCATCTAATCAAGATAAAACTGGAGAATATCAGTAATAACGGGAAGCCTGTATGGCACCAGATAGGGCGCTGTAGCAAAAATGGGTGTAAGGTTGTCAAGGATTATGGGCAAATGGGAGATGGTGACGGGAAGATAGCAACAGTCAGGAGCCGGGCGGTCTGTGCTAAGGGTGGGAAGAAACGTAAGAAGGAGGTAAAGGATGGGTTGGAGACCTGATAAGAGAGAATGGGACAAGATGCTTTTGGCTGAGATTAAAAAGATACCTGACCTCGAACTTATGAAGGGGGATGTTTCGAAAGCATTTTTACTCTTTGCTGAAGCTGGTGCTGACGCTTTATGGGATGCACTTTGGGAGGCAGCAGAAGAATCACCTACTAAGACATTTACAATAGACACAAGAGATATCAATGTCTTTACAGAGGAGGTAAAAAGAAACTTTTTAGTTTGTCCTATATGCGGTAAAGAGGTACTTATTTATACAGATGGGAACGGAACTGTTTTCTCTCTTTGCCCTGATGATGGAACGAATGTAGCTCTAGCTTCCCCCCTTGAGGTAGATGACAATAAAAAAGAGGTAGAAAATGAGTGAGATAAGGGATAAGGTAATAGCAGAAATGGATAGTATCCTACATCCATATATACCCAAGAATGTTAATCCTGATAATTGGCAACATGATATTGAGTGTCAAATTCTCTCTAATGAACATATAGCCATAGTAGACCGTGATGCCCCGTTGCCTGAGAGAACATTTACCTTGCTTGGAGGGGATAATAACGCTATGCAGATAATAGATTTTATGATTAATGCCGTCTATGTTAAAGAGATTAAAGAGTGAAAGTTAAACTTGACCTAACTGAGGCACAGTGGCAATCTCAGATAGCTGACTTGGCTAAAATGTTCGGCTGGTTGTTTTATCACACTTGGCGTAGCTTTCACTCGCCGGCGGGGTTCCCTGACTGTGTATTGACCAGGGCCGGCAGGACTATAATCGCCGAGCTGAAGACTAATAAGCGGAAGTCAAAACTATCACCGGCTCAGGCTAGGTGGCTCTGGGAATTGAGGAAGACACCGGGGCTTGAGGTCTTCGTATGGAGGCCCCGTCAGTTCGACAAGGTTGTGGAGATTCTCAAATGAAGAAAGTAAGCGGAAAGCAGGCAAGGGAACTAGCTCTCAGGAGAAAGGTTAAGCTGGAGCTAATTGGAAAGTTTGGCAATAAGTGTATGATATGTGGTAAGTCGCCTGACTTCAAAGATGGTAGGGGTGAGTTACATTTGAGTCACACCATATCTCTAGCACAAGGTGGGAAGACTACCGAGGGAAACTGCCAGCTTTTATGTAGAATTTGCCACAACAAACACCACAGGATATTGGAGGTCTAATGGATACATCAGAAACTCGTATCAAGATGTCGGATTGCCCAGAGATACAGGGAGATAGTTCGTGGTGTATTAACCCAGATTCGCTTGTCGCACAGCGTCATATCATACCAGAACTGGGGGTTTATACAGTTACTACGATTTGGCGATGGGAGACAGGCGGTATTTCCAACGAGGATTACCACGACAGATTTATCTGGCTACCTGACCAGTCCCAGTTACAGGAGATGGTGAGTAAAAATATACAGCTATTGTGTGGTTCAATATACACTTTTTCAAAAACACCATATGGTTATGGATTTTGTACAGGATATGGTGGGTCAATGGGGCAATTGTGGCTTGCCTTTGTGATGAAGGAGAAGTTCGGAAAAGTTTGGGCAGGAACCGAGTGGAAGCACCTTGAATAAGCGAAGGGCGCTGCCGATATTCTGGTGTGTGGATGCTGAGGCTAAAGGGCTGCTCGCCTCAATGGTGACTGGTCTTCCTGCTATACCGGCGCCTGACTGGGCTGATTGGGCTACTGGTGAACCGCCCCAGGGCTACCGGCCCAGCCAAAGCAAAGAAAAAGAGTTTGCTGATTATAATGACCTGTTCAACTATATGTCAAAGCCACCCCGTCACCCGAAGAGGGTGTTATGAAAAAGTATCAGATAATCTATGCTGAGGGATTATGAGAATATTGAGAGTATTCCCAAGAAAGACAAATATGCAACCGCAAGATGATTATGCCTTTGTAGGTGATCCCCCGATGATGAGACCTGAAGCTGATGAGGTTCATATATCGGTTATCTTTACTTGGGACATAGCAAAGGCAGAGAAATTAAGATTAGCTTGGCAACAATATTATCCAGTTGTAAAGATTGGGGGGCCAGCCTACGCTAGCCCTTGTGATGAATTTACTCCTGGGATGTATATAGCTTCGGGTATTATCTTTACAAGTCGAGGATGTAACAATAATTGTTCTTTTTGTTTAGTGCATCAACGAGAAGGGAATATTAAACTCCTTCCTGTTACCAATGGATACATGATTAACGATAATAATCTTCTCCAGACAGGCAAAAAGCACATGGAAGAAGTATTCAATATGCTGAAAAGCCAACGCAAGGCAGCTATATTCGCTGGAGGGTTTCAAACATCTTTGGTTGATGATTGGGTTGCAGAACAATTAAGGGGAACTAGAATCAAAATGGTGTTCGTAGCTTCTGACACGATAGAGTCTCTAAAACCCTTGCAAAAAGCAACAAGTAAGTTGTCCTTCCTACCCCGTAGGAAATTACGTTGCTATATGTTACTTGCCTATAAAGGGGAATCAATAGATACTGCAAAGGGGCGATTAGAAGAAGCATGGGGGATGGGCTGTATGCCCTTTGCTCAATTATACCAGCCTCCAGGGAAATACATTGATTATTCAAAGGAATGGAGGGATTTAGCTAGGAAGTGGTCAAGGCCAGCAGCTATGGTGTCTTCTCACAAACAATCGGGTAATGAAGTAGATAATGATATAGATTCGAGGATTACTTAATGAAGGAGTTTTATTCTCCAGGCGAAGTTCACTTTACTAAGCAAACGGTCTTATGGCTACTCCAGAATCTAGGATGTCTCGGGGCTGGTGAATGGCCGACTGATGCTTCGAATTACATTGATATACCAGGGAAGAAGGTAGGTAACAAGGCTTACTATCAAACTCCGATAGAATATGCGGCAGAAATTGAGGAAAGGTTGGAGCGGTGTGGGATAGACGGCCTTATTCTGGAAGCGATAGAATCTTGGGGGAAGACTGATGAATCCCTGGCCAGATACTTTAAGATGCCGGTATGGTCAATCAGGAAAAGGAGGAAGAAGGCGTTAATTTATGTGTCCAGTGGGCAGGACCGGAGATGGCACGATACTAAGAAACGTAAAGGGGTGAGTTATGACAGTTTTAGGGGTGTTAATCGGGTTAGCTGTTCTGATAACCATGCCAGAAAAACACTTGATGAGTTAGGTAAATGGCGGGTAACTCCAGACCATAGAATTATCATAGAACTTGAAGGAGTAAAAAGATGAAATTAAAACTATATAGCAATCCGGTGGGAGCTGGTTGGTTAGGCTGGTTGGAAAACTGCAGGGAACAGGTTATTGGCTTTATACGCTTAGATGGTTCTATCGTTTGGGAGTGGTGAGACTAAGTCCACTGACTAGCTTGGAAGATTGTTTTGAAGCTAAAAAAGGGGGTGATAAACCATGAAGTAGATACGGGCTTGACAAAGTTACTCAATTACGTTAGGATTACAATCAGGTAGAAATTGTGAATAGGCTCGGTTGAAATATATCGGGCTTATTTCTATTTGAGGAATATGAAGCTGACACAGAAACAAGAAACATTCTGCATTAACTACTTCCAATCAGGGAACGCTACTGAGGCTGCGATTATAGCAGGTTACTCAAAGAAGACGGCAGTAGTTATTGCTTCCCAAAACTTGCTTAAACTTAATGTTATTGAGCGGCTCCAGGAATTGAGGGATAAGGCTGCTTCTGCCAAGATAATGGATGTAGTGGAGCGAAAGGAACGGCTGTCTGAAATAGCCAGGGCCAGGCTGACTGATTATGTTACCTGCGGGCCTGATAGAGACTTAGTGGATGTTGGCCCTGACTCACCTAACACAGCAGCTCTATCGGAGATAACTGCTCACACAGAGTTTGACAAAGACGGCGCTGGCGCTGCGGTGATAACTAAAGTTAAACTCCACAACCCTATGCAGGCTATTGCTGAACTAAACAAGATGGAGAGGATTTACGAAGAGGGCACTACAGTCAACATAGACAACAGGAAGGCAGAGATTATAGTTACCTCAGAGAATGCCAGGAAGCTACTGACTGAAATAGCAGACGGGGTGGAACCACACAAGGAGTCTATTGAGGGTAAAGACAACTCGAATCTTTGATGACAATTTAACTGCATATCAGAGGGGCAAGCGCCGTGCACTCAATGAAGGCGGAACCTCCTCTAGCAAGACCTATTCAATACTTCAATTACTTATCCTGATAGCACAGCACGCCAAGTCAAACTTCCTCATATCCATAGTAAGTGAGTCCTTACCGCATCTCAAAAGAGGATGTATCAGGGACTTTATGAACATAATGGGGGATGAGTTTGATGGGGAGCGATATAACCGCACTGAGCACATTTACACTTTCGGGAAGGGTGTGATGGAATTCTTCCCTGCTGATGAACCCTCCAAGATGAGAGGTGGTCGGCGCAAAATACTCTTCCTGAATGAATCAAACAACAACCCATATAATGCCTATCGGGAACTAGACATAAGGACAGAACTATTTACCTTTCTTGACTGGAATCCTGTAAGTGAATTCTGGGCGCACGAAAATCTGATAGGGAAGCCAGAAAACGCTTATATACATTCAACCTATATGGATGCCCTGGATGTGCTTCCTCAAGAGGTAATTAGTAACATAGAGTCCAACCGGGACACTGACCTGAATTGGTGGAATATATACGGCCTGGGGAAGATAGGGAAAGTTGAAGGTTTGGTTTATCCTCACTTCGGTCAGGTTGATGCTTTGCCCAGTGGTGAGGTATTCTATGGATTAGACTTCGGATACAGTAATGACCCGACTGTCCTGATACGCTGTAGGGTCCAAGATGAGGGGCTTTACTGCCAAGAGTTGATATATGAGGCGGGGCTGACTAATGATGCCATCGCTTACCGGATGGATGAGCTGGGTGTTAAAAGAAACTATGATGAGATATTTGCTGACTCTGCTGAACCGAAGTCGATTGAGGAGATTCACAAGTTCGGATTCAATATCAAGCCTTGCCCGAAGGGCGCAGGCTCGGTAGAATACGGTCATCAGAAAATCAGGCAGTATAAACAGTTCTGGACAAAGGACTCGTTAAACTGTATCAAGGAGCAGAGGAACTTCAGATACATACAGGACAAGAATGGCAAATACACCGACAAGACGACACACATATTCTCTCACGGAATGGATGCCCGAAGATATGGTGTCGTGGGGTTTATTGATAAAGAACCTGAGCCAGTGGAACGGACTATAATTTACGACACAATGCAAGCAGTAAGAGGGCTGGAGTTAGGATAAAAGGAGCAGGAATGATAAGACAACAAGAGATAAGGGAACAGATAGCTAAAATCGTTGCTAATAACCCCAAGCCAAAGGAAATAGATTACGAGACAGTAGATATAGTTCTAGCCTATGAAAGTTCTAAAGGTGCGGTTCTAAAGGTAGACAAGGATATAGTCCACTGGTGCCAGCTTTGTGAGTTTTATGAAGAAGGTACTGATTTGGTTAGGGGTGATTGGGCTGCTTGTAATAACAGCGGTTGTAGCCCTAATGCGAGAAAGTGGAAGCTCAAGGCTGGATTTGGAGCATATGAGCCACTGATAGAGGGATAAATGAGTAAACTCAGAGAAATAACATCGCCATCAGATGAATTAGAAACTATATTAAAAGAAGCTACACAGGCAGTTGAAGATGATCTTGCCCTTGAAGATGCCGGCTATATAAATATAAGCGCTGGAACAAGGGATGTAATAACCGCCTCGGAGCGTGAGACTAATTTACTAACCTCCCGTTTATATTACACTAAGGACCCGATGGCGCGGCAGGCTATTCGTCTGTGGACTGATTATACTTTCGGCCCGGGGATGGCGTGGGACACCGAGGACAAGCCAGCAAAGAAAGCGCTCGAAGGGTTTTGGAACGCTCCCACTAACCAGACTACACTATCAGCCCGGGGGCAGAGGAAGTCATCTGATAAACTCTTGGTTGATGGTGAGATATTCTTCGCTATCTTCTTGGGATACCGCGGAGGTGTTACCACTATCCGGCGCATTGACCCGCTCGAAATAACCGAGATTATAACCAATCCTGAAGATATAGAAGATGTTAAATTCTATGTAAGGGATTGGACTGATAGCCAGGGGAGTTCGCACCAAACTATCTACAGAAGCACAACTAACCCGAAAGGCGAACTAGCTAAGAGTGCCATAGGAGCCACTGTAAGGCACAATGACGATGCCTTAGTCTATCACCTGACATATAACACTATTACACAAAGGGGCAACCCCCTGTTACTGCCGGCGCTACCCTGGCTGAAGTATTACACCAAGTTCCTAGGGTCCAGAATAGCGATTATGCTGGCGCTAGCGACATTCGCCTGGAGCCAGAAGATCAAGGGCGGGCAGGCGGCGGTAAATGCGATTAAGGCGAAGACAGACGGGGTGAAAATACCTGCCGGGTCTACTAAAATTGAAAACGAAGGAGTGGAGACTCTTCCGATTAAGACAGATACGGGTGCTATGAATGCCTACCAAGATGGCAGGCAGATTAAACTACAAATATGCGCAGCGACAGGTCTCTATGAGCAGTATTTTGGAGATGTATCTGCTGGTAGTCTAGCTACCGCCCAGACAGTTGAACTCCCGATGCAAAAGCAGTTCCAGTCTTATCAGAAAGTATGGGCTGACACATATCAGGATATTAACGAGCTTATCTTAGCCCAGAACGACCTCAAGACTGATATACATATTGACATGGACTTCCCTGCGATTGCCCCTGCTGATGTGGCTAAGATAGGGCAGACACTTTCATTGATGGTACAAGCCTTCCCCGAGTTTGCCTACTCGGATGATGTCAGACAGACGGCATTGATGGCGCTGGGGATAAACGATCCTGCGGAGGTATTAGATCAGTTGACACAGGAAGCAAAGGGCAATCCCGATGTCAGGCTGGTTAAGGCATTAAAACAATTTCAAGAGGTATTAAAGAAAAAGGAGTAAGGTATGAGAGTAGCAATGGGGATCGTGTGTCTGGTGGTGGGGGTGATGCTCATAGCATTAGTTTGTCTGGCAACCTGCGTGCTGTTATAAAAAGGAGTAATGTGGTAGACGATACTAAATTACAAGAACTTCACGGAAAGTTGGTTGAGTGTCTGAATGGTGTTAAGTTAGGAGTAGCAGGGCGATTGCTTTACTTTGACTCAGGGATGTTTATTCTAGGTATGCACTCAGGAAGCCCTGAAAAGACACTAGAGGCTTCAAGTAAAGTGTGGGAAAGTATCCCAGATGAACTAAAGCAGGAATTAACCGAAGCAGGAATAGGCTTTGCTGGTAAGCAGATATAAAAGGAGTAAATAAATGCAGTGCTCAAATTGTGAAGGCAAGGGGTTCAAGGAATTTAACCACGGGTTACTACAGGTAACGTGTGCTGAGTGTAAAGGCACAGGGGAAGTAGATGAGAATTCTACAAGGAATAGGTTGCACGATATGCTACCAAAGGCTGGAGAACATCCAGAAGAGGATTTAAGAAACATTCCTAAGAAGTTTGCTAATGGGGGGATAGATGACAGTCTTACAGGAACTGGAAGCGACAATTCAACTATTGGAAGCGGAGATACCGGCAAATCCAAACAGCCCCGCAAATCTAAGGCTAAGGCTAAGCTTTCAAAGAGAGCTGGCTAAATACTTCAAGTCGTTATCTGATGCCTTTCCGTATGGCAGGATAGACGAGATTTATAACCAGTATGTCAAAGAGTCATTAGGTAGTGAAACAGGCGACATACTCGACCCCCTGCTGGCTAGTTTTGATGATTCATTGACAACCAGAATAAACGGGCAATTGGTAAAGATTTATTCTCAAGGTCAAGCCGAGATGATTACCTGGGGGAAGACTAAAGGCGGTGTGCCGATAGCCTTTGAGGGGCCACCAGTTCAGGGGGCGATTGATTGGGCTAGCAAGCACGGGGCTACTTTAGTCACACAGATGGATGATGAGACCAAGAAGTTACTGGCAAAGACTATTGCAGATGGTATTCAAAGTAAGAGAGGTATCCCGGGATTAGCAAGGGATATTAAAACACAATTTACCGATATGAGCCGGTTTCGTTCACAGATGATAGCACGTACCGAGACGGCATCCGCTCTATCACAGGCTTCGCTGGATAACATGGAGGGCATGGGGATAGACGGCAAGGAATGGGTGACCTCCGGTGATGATAGGGTGAGCGATGAGTGTTTAGCCAACGAAGCTGATGGAGTTATACCTACCAATCAGGCTTTTACCAGTGGGGCTATGGCACCTCCTCAACATCCAAGCTGCAGGTGTGCGTTAGCTCCAGCGATATTGAGTAAGTAAATATGCAGGGAGGCTGTTGGTTGCCCGTCTTGTCTCATAAGCAAGACTACGAGGGTTCGATTCCCTCCCCTGCTACCAAGTTTGTTGATATTGAGGAAAGGATAGTATGGATAGAACGGAAGACCTCAAAGACCTAGAACTCAAGAAGGAACTTGATAAGATAGACTGGGGCAAATATCTTGATTATGGTAGTGTCAAGATACAGGTAAGGCAGGGAAAGAAGACGCTATTGGTTATTGAACGAACATATCCAGATTAAAAAGGAGGAACCTTGATGTTATATGTCTTGACATTAGAAGAGTTATTGGGAAAGCGTAAATTGAGGGGGATTAAAGCTAAACATACTCCCTATGAACTCACTGATGGCCCTGGCTGGGAAATGAATCCCGAACATGAAGAGGAAGTGACTTTACTGGAATATGAATATAATCTCAATAGGGGAATCCCCATGGAATGTATAGTATTTATGCGTTCAGATTCAACATTAGGCAGAGATAGATTGGATTCCTTTACTATTATACCTGAATGAACCTAATTAATTAAACAATAGAATTAAGCTAGACGGAAGAACCGCAGGCTTTGAGTGAAGAACTCAGGTTTGCGGCTCTTTTTTTATTGCCATTTTTAGGAGGTAACTATGGGTTATGTAATACCCAGTGGGAAGGAGTTACGAGATTGGTTTCCAACACTCAAGGAATTTAAGGCTAACCCCGGTTACTACTGGAAGAAGTTAAGAGAAGATGAGTCAACACCTTATTGGTGTCGTCACTTTGGAATTCCTAAATGTATATCAAAGTTATTTAGGAGGGGATGATATGCCGTATTCTACCATAGGTGAATTACCCGAAGGCACAAAGGGACTACCTGCTCATGGTAAAGAAATCTACATGAAGGCGTTTAATGCAGCCTTTGAGCAATACAAAGACAGAGACAACAGGGAAGCCCTGTCTCATGCGACTGCCTGGGCTGCTGTTGAAAAGGTCTATAAGAAAGTAGGAGACAAGTGGGTAGCCAAGGAGGGCAAGGTGAAAGAATCTATAAGTGATGAGGATAGGAAGCAGCTATTACAATCAGCCCTGATTGCTTCTTATCAGATAAACCAGGAGGCAAAGCCTGAGCCAAGCGGGATAGTGATTGAGGAGGTATTTGATAATGAAGTTATCTATAGTGTGGATGGGCAAGCCTATAAAATGGGGTACCAGTTTGAAGAAGATGGGCAGGTAATACTTGAAGACCCCGAGAAGGTTGTTAAACAGATAATCTATAATCCCATGGAATCCTTACAGGCTAAATTCAACGACATTATACAGGAAGCCGGTAGGCGTAACGCTACCTTAGATTCAGGCAGGATAAAGAAGATTATGACACTGTGCCAGGAGCTTTTATCATCCGAAGCACCCGACAAAGAGAAGGCTAATGAAGCAATTAAGGAAGCAGATAAGACCCTGGCGTGGTTAAAGGAACAGGCAATTATAAAGACCGAGGAAGGGGTTAAGTTTCCGGCTGAGGCGTTTGCCTATGTGCCGGACTCCGAGAAGCCCTCAGGGTGGCAGTTAAGAACATGGGAAGACTTGGATAAGAAGATGACCAAGGCACAGTTAAATAAGGTTTCAGCCTCTCTCAGCCCGGGTGGGTACAAGGGGCTAAAGGCTACGGTGCCAACCTCCGAATTAGCTGCTGCTAAAAGAAAGATACGGGCCGGATACCGCAAGCTGGGTATCGAGGAAGACGAGATGCCCCGGTGGGTTAGGGAAGCCGAGACCAGGGAGGTTGTGAGTAATTACGTACCCCTAACGGAAGCTACATTCGACAAAGGTAGAGCTACTGTAATCGTTATCAAGGCTGGATTCAACGCTGATAAGTCCAGATATTATCCTTCCGATATGCTCCAGAGAGATTATGGGATATTTGAAGGCATGAAGATGTATGCCGACCATCCGACAGAAACAGAAGAAAGAGAACTCCCCGAGAGGTCAATTAAGAATACGGGATGGGTTGCTGTATTAAAAGATGTAACCTGTGATGACAAAGGAACTGTTACTGGAGTTGCTGAAATCATCGAATCTTGGTTGATGACGAAGCTGGCTACGCTGCGAGATAAGGAGTTGCTATCAGAAATGGGCATCTCTATCAATGCTGCGGGCAAAGCTACTGAAGCTACCATTGAAGGTGAAAGAACTCTGGTTATAGAGAAACTCACAGCTTGCAGGTCGGTTGATTTTGTTACTGAACCTGGAGCTAGTGGGATTGTCACACTCTATGAATCTGATAGAAATCGGGATGTAGATTTGGTCGGACTATCAGCACTTAAAGAAAGACGACCTGACTTAATAAAGGCTATTACAGCCGAGGTCAGGGAGGTAACTATCAAGGAGGCTAAGAAAGCTATGGAGCTTGAAGAGCAAATCAAGGACAAGGACACGCAAATAGAATCTCTAACCAAGGAAAGAGACGGACTCAAGGAAGCTGCTGATTTAGCAATCAAGGAGAAGGCAAAAGCCGATGCACAAGCTATCGTAAAAGAGGCTGTAGACAAGGCCGAGCTACCCCAGGCTGCTAAAGAGCGACTTATTGAAAGGTTCAAGGACACCGAGTCTGCTGATGGAATAGTGGAAGCGATAAAATCAGAAGTTGACTATATCGCCAAACTATCCGAGGCAGGTAAGGTGAAGGGGTTAGGGGAAACTCATACTGACCCTGAGAAAGACCACAAAGCCCTCGTTGAGTCCTTCAAGGGAATGGGGATGAGTGACGGGGAAGCCGAAATTGCCGCCAATGGGCGCTAAACTGTCCTAGTATGACAGAGAACAAAATAAAGTGAGGTAAAACAAAATGCCAGGAGAAACAGTTGGTGTTTACACCGGCCAATTAGATGCCGGTACAGAAGTCTCGTCTACCTATGAAGGTAGGCATATAACAGTTTTTGAGAGGGAACTAATCCACATTTACCATGCTGCTGATGGGTTTGTGGATAAGGGTGACCCGGTTATCGTATGTCTTAGTGCTACCCCAGGGACTTATGGGAATTTAGTTGGAGTAGCTTTCAAGAGTGCCACGGCTATAACTGATTTGATTGCCGTTGATACTGAAGGAATCTGGAATCTGAAAGTTGATGCCTATAATGATTTAGGTGGTGTTGCCGTTGAAATAGGTGACCCCCTCTACATTCGTGCTGGAACTCTATTAGGCAATGTAGGTGTTATAGGTACAGGCGATGCTGAACTCAGTAAAAGAAATGACAGCGCCACTCAGGTTTTCTTTGGGTATGCACTGGGTCATTTGGATTCCACAGCTACAGGGCGGATTGCTGTCAAGGTTCATGCTGCACCATGGCCGGAGCAAGAGGAACGAAGATGGCATACAGTTGCTACTGGTGCTTATGGCGACCACCGCACAGCCGTATTTGCAGGCGGAACATCTGAAGGTCTGTTTTATCGAGATCAGAGAATAACTGGTGTGCAGACTGGGTCTATCTATGGTTGGGCTACTTGGATGGAACTGGCGGTTGCCTTCACACCTACTGACGATTTGTTAGTAGCACACGAAATCGGTATCTACGATGTCGGTTGTGGCCTTGCCGCTAATGGTAGGGTTGTTATGCAACAGATACAAGCAATACTGGCTGAAACTCCAGCGACTTCTTTCCATTGGTTCAGAGTTAATCTGGCTGCAGCAGGTGGAACTGCCACGGCAGTCATAGCGGCGGCCAATCCTACTTCAGTCGGCTATGTGGCTGCTATAACTGAAGCTGATACCCCAGTAGGTTATGTCCCTCTGTTTGACATTGTTGGACATGGTATTCGCTATGTCCGATTATATGCAGATACAGACTAAACCAGAACAAAAAGGAGTAAAGAGATGCGTAAACTAAACCTAAAAGACTACACGGTCATAGTGAGAACCCCAGACCAGATGAAACTGGGTAAGTTCATTGATGCCGAGTTTCCCTATCCTGTTAAGGATTCTATTCTTAATCTACTGTTTGTCCCAGCTTTGCAGTTGAACGGTGCTGAATTAGTCAAGCAGAATGTGCTGGCTATGAAGCTAGAACAATGCAAAGAGGATAATATTCTGTTGGAAGATGAAGAATACAACAGAATTAAAAAGGCAATAGATACCTTCAAGGGGTTTGGTAAAAACGATGTAGAACTTGTTGAACGCATTAACGAGGCGGAAAAGGTGGAGGTGGAACAAAAATAAACTATGGAGGATACATCATGGAGATGATGAAACTAATGGAGGACTGGAATGGCTTTACAGCCCTTTCAGAAGTCCAGCGCGGTGAGGGCTATGAGCAGAAGCTGAAGGAAACTATCGACCTGCTCAGTAACGCCCAGGGTTTACCCTCACACAAACACGAATATCTTTTGAAGGAAGCGCTGACTACTTCAGACTTCCCCTATCTGTTCGGTGATGTCCTGGATAGGCAGGTTCTGGCTCAGTATAAAGCCACTGAATCTACCTGGAAGAAATATATCAAGACATCTACCGTTCCCCGTGTCTTCCCGCAGATTGGCGGGTATAGATTCGCCGTAACTGGTGGAGACCAGCGCCTGGCAGAAGTCGCTGAGAAGGGCGAATACCTTGCCAGCGACCGTAATGAGACCAAATATACCCTTTATGTCAAAAAGTATGGTCGGCAGTTCGACATCTCCCTGGAAACCATGATAAATGATGACCTGGGAGCGTTAAAGAACACACCGATGTTGTTTGCCAAGGCTGCATTACGAACAGAGCAATATTTGGCTATCAACCAGTATGCAAGCGACACCGGGACTCATGCGGCTGGTAATCTATACGATGATGCTACCGCAGGAGAAATCAACGGCTCTGTTGCCTTACTAACCATTGCTAATCTTGAAGCAGGGCTTGAGGCGATGGCCAGTTGGACGGATGCTGGTGGAAGCCCGATAATGAACAGGGCAAAATACCTTGTTGTCCCTCCGGCACTTGAGATGACTGCTCGTCAAATCTTGACCTCAGCGACTAAGCAGTGGATGGAACTTGGTGGTGCTGGTGGCCCACTCCCCTATCCTACGACTAACGTTGTGGCACAGATGGGATTAGAGTTAATCGTGGAACCCTGGCTGCCAATATGCGATGACAATACCGATGGTGATACTTCGTGGTATCTGTTCGCTGACCCCAATGACATTGCGGCTCTTGAGGCTGGATTCCTTCGAGGCCATGAACGCCCTGAGATTTGCATGAAGGCTTCTGACAAGGTAACTATTGGTGGTGGAGCAATCGGCCCGATGTCCGGGGACTTTGCTACTGATAACATCTTCTATCGAGTTCGGCACTTCTTTGGTATAACCGAGCTTGACTGGAGAGCTACCTATGCAGGTGGACAAGTCAACGCTTAAATAAGGAGTAAAACAATTCAAATCTCGCTTGCCGGGGCTGGGGTTACTCCTTTCCTTGGCCCCGGCAGGATTCTACAGGAGGAAAATATGAATAATAGAAAAGTTATGCCAGTAGAACTAAAGCAGGAAATAGCTGATGTATTCGCTGTAATGAAGGAAATCCCAGAAGCAAAGGACTTCGGGACAAGGCTAATATCTACACTGAAGTCTGAGTTTGAAGGGCGGGGCGTTCAATCAGACGGCAGGCTTGATAAACTCCGCAAGGCTTTTGACGCAATGGTAACTGCATTCAGGGAATAGGGAATAAATAAAAGGAGAGAAAATTGGATAACATAGAGAAAACAACAGGCAGAAAGCGGATAAGGACAACAGTCAATGCCAGCCACAGGAACGGTATCTGTATAGAGTGCAATACACAAATGGTGATAAAGGATATTGATATTGGTGGAGGCCGGATACGGAAACGTGCTATTTGCCCGAACTGTGCAGGCATGGTTGGGCAGTTAATCGCCACACCGATAAGTATACAGCCTCCAGACCCTCCTTCATGTATTAGCCCTAAGTGCCTGGGTAAGTTTGTTATAGACTCACTATTCGTAGCATATCTATCATCTTATCACAGGCGAAGGGTAGCTTATGCAGAGGCTAACAGGCCGGAGAAGGGTAAGAAAATATTAGAAAGATATAGAACTGGCATACCTGCGCCTGAGACTCTATGGCAAGCTATCCACGCAAATATCAAACTAACTTGTCCAGTGTGCAGGAAATACAATGTAGACCCATTGTTATTCAAAGGAGGGAAAGATGTTTAACTGGCAGTTATATACAGCGGGTTGGGAAATTGCTCTAATTATTATCTGTAGTATACTTTTTATCGTTTACGGTATACCTACAATAATTATGTATCTAGGAAGGAAAATACAACGTAGACCCTATACTTTTTCGTATTTTAAGTAAGGAGATTAAATGAAGGTGGTATGGAAACTTAAAAGTAGCAGTGAGGAACAACGTGGTGAGGGCCACGTTAGAGTGACAGAAACATACGACATAGATATTTGGGGAACAATCAAGGCACTATTCAAAGGAGAGAAATGATTTTATTTTTCAAAAGGCTCAAATTGGAAAACCCACGCTTGTAACACAAATAAATAACGGAGGTACAATACAATGGCTCAAACACAAGTAGTCACAGATTCTGGAATTTCTGAACTAATTTTACTTTGGAGAGAAGAACTCGCAACAGGCATGGAGAGCATAGTTGCCTTAAACATGGCCACACCATGCACGGCAGTAGTAGGCTCAACTTATGCTGACCCTGCTGATACTGCTACACATCACACGGATGGCGGACTGGCAATCCAAGCAATAGATACTGTTGGCGGTGCTACGGTCAATACTGCTGGTGATACAATTACATTTGACCATGTACTAACAGTAACAGCCACTAAGAACGTAGCAGGTATTCACGTTTGCAATAACGATGATGACGTGGCTTTCATAGAGTGCTGCTTCAATGCGGTACTAGCTATGGAAAACACGGACACCCTGACCATTGACGGACAGAGCACTATAAACCAGGCATAGAGTATTGTGGGGCAGGGTTGAATCTCTGCCCCTATTTTGAGGGGTAAGCATGCCTGAAAGGAGGCAATTATGAAAGCTAAAATCAGAGACATAGGCTTCAGTCCAGATAAAATTGTTGTTGGGGCGGATATGTTCTTTGAAGAAGGCGAGGCTGGTTATGACCAGTGCTGGGTAGATGTGCCCGATAGACCAGCAACCTATGAAGGTGAAATAGTTCCTACTCATAAGGAGCTTGTGCCTTTCAGAAGCATATCTATTAGTCTGCCGATTGATGCTACCAAGCAACAGGCTATAGATGTAGTCAAGGCAAAGCTAGAGGCTTTTAAGAGGGCGCACGACAAAGTAGCTGCTGCACAGCAGTGGGTAGGGACAGAACTAAAGCTGTGAGGAACTAAATGTCAACTCTATACGAATACTATAACACTGGTGATAGTAGTTATAGAATAATACGTGGAAGTAACTGGCGAGCACAAACCTTTACGCCAGCAAATGCTCATACGATTACCAGTGTTAAACTGTTACTGTATCGTGCAGGCTCACCAGGAACAGTTACGGTAAGCATTAGAGATACTGATGGTAGTAGTCATCCTAACGGCGAGGATTTATGCTCTGGCACTACTAACGGCAATCTTCTTACCGAAGACACTGGTGGACTCTGGTATGAAATAACTTTAGGTGCTGGCTCTAACCTTAATGCCGATACCAAATATGCCATTGTAATAAGAGCACCATCTGGGGACGTCTCTAATAGCGTTAGGTGTAGATTTGATAGCAGTTCTCCAACTTACGATGGGGGCTCTGAAGAATACAGCAGCAACTCAGGCTCAAGCTGGACTACTTACTTGGGGGGCGACCTTATGTTTGAAGAGTGGGGAGACCGAGCACCAGTAAACTACCCCATATCTTTATTACCAGGATTAACGGCATCATCTACAATCGCATATAAGGCGGCTTGGGATAGGGGGACCTCCCCAGGACTGACTATAGCGGCTACTGTACTTAAAGGCTGGGGTAGAGCAATCGCTACATCTTGCGGTTTAGCTATCTCTGCTACACTAGATAGAGTATTGACTTTCACAAGGGCTTCTTCAGCAGGACTAACGATATCGTCAGTAATAGATAGGGTTCTTACTTTCACAAGGGCTATTTCTGCTGGCTTAACGGCCTCCGCTACTATAGATAGAGATGTGGCTTGGGACAGGGGAACGAGTGCAGGATTATCAATAGCCGTATCTATAGCAAGGTCTATGGGTAGAACGATAGCTACTGCAACTGGTCTGACGGCTGCTGTCTCTATAGTTAGGGCTACGGGTAAGAAGTTCACAGTCACTACAGCATTGGCAGTAAGTACAGCAATAACTAAACAGATAGCAATAACCAGAGCCACAACCACTGCTTTGAGGGTGTCTGCCACTATATCAAGGGCCGTGACTTATACTAGGGCTTCAATTGCCAATCTTACTATTGCCATTAGTATAGTGAAATTGTGGAGTAAGACAATTGCCACGTCTCCTGGTTTAACAGCGAGTGCTACCGTTCTAAAGGGCTATGGCAGGGCAATTGCAACATCTACAGCACTGACTATAAATACCGTTATAACTAAGCAAGTGGCGTTTAGTAGGGCAATTCAGACAGGACTGACAATCTCAGTTAGTTTGGTAAGGTCTTGGACTAAGATAATCACTACCTCCACAGCACTGACGGTAAATAGTATTATAGCGAAGCAGGCGGCTTTCATAAGGGATGTTAGCACAGGCTTAACCGTAGCCGTATCCGTAGCGAGAACTGTTAGCAGGACAGTAATAACATCTACTGGGCTGGCAGTTAGTGTGACTCTTGCCAGAACAATTGGCCGGTTGAGAACCATGTCAACCAGTCTAGCGGTTTCCGTGTCTATAGTAAAAAGGTTTAACAGACTGGTAACTATCTCTACAGGATTAACTATATCCGTGATTGTTGATATCTGTATAGTTTTACGTGACCTGCTCAGGCTGCCCATATCACGATTAAACCAGACAAGGCTTTTACCGTCACGGATGAGTATTTACAGGCGGATAAGGAGATGTTTTAAATGAGCGCAACATACGATATTACTACTAATGTCGGCAAGGTTCGCCTGTTAATTGGCGATACTATCTTAGCTGATTATAAATTCACCGATGAGGAAATAGGAGTCTTCCTGTCTAATAATTCAAATAACATAAATCAGGCTGCTGCCGAGGCTTTAGAAGCATGGGCTGCTTCTTATGCCACCAATGCTGATAGTGAGCACATCGGCGACTATTCCTATACCCAAAAAGTAGTTGCGAATATGCTTTCATTGGCTGCGAAACTTAGGGAGAAGGATGTTTCAACTCCTGTGTTTGAGTGGTCTGAACCTGATTATGCTGATACAGAATGAGCTACGATAGTTTATTGATACATACTTGTACTGTCCAGAGATATACTGAAGGTGTTGCTGATGGATATGGCAATCCTGTTCTCGCATGGGCTGACCATTTAACCAATGAACCGTGTAGATTGACTTCAAGTAGTGGCAGGGAAATCAAGGTCGGTGCTGAGTTGGTTATTGCTGACTATAAACTCTTTATCGGGGATGAAGATATTACTGAACAGGATAGAGTTGTTATATCAGGAATCACTTATGAGGTTCTTTTAATTCAGGAGTATGCAGATGATTCCACCAGTCATCACAAACAATGCTGGATGAGGGTGAGCCGTTGAAACTAACAGTCAATATGATAACCAACCTCAAAACAAAAGAGGTAGTTGATAAGGTAAAGAAGGCTACCGAGAAATCACTTAAGGATACCGTGGCAGCCATTGCCAGTGATGCCATTAAATTTAGCCCGCACTTAACGGGGAATAACAGGCGGTCAATTAAATATGAAGTTGGTCCCGGCGGTGAGGTCGCAAAGAGCGAGATGGAGGGTGCTGTCTATTCTACGAGCGGTTATGGCGGCTACTTGGAAACGGGAACTCGAAAGATGGGTGCTCAACCTTACTTCAAGCCGGCATTGGATAAGAACATTAAGAAACTTCCGGAAGGAATAAGGGCTGAACTGAAATGATAACAGATACCAATTCTGTTTTAAGAACTTACCTGACCACATCATCGACAAAGGTTGACCCTTTAATAGCCTTGGTGAGTGACCGGATATACTGTCCTCGCTTACCTGAGAACGCTGCTCGGCCCGCAGTATCTTATTTTACCAGAGGCGGAACTTCAAACCCTCATATTGAAAAGGTAGTCTCCCCATCGGTTCAGTTTAACTGCTGGGCCGATAATCCTATTGAAGCTAGGGAAGTCTACCGAGCTTTGTTTAACGCCCTTCAGGGAATCCAGATGGTAAAGGTAGGCTCTTACTATATCATGTCGGCCATTGAGGAAGTTCAGGGGCAGGATATCGTGGATGAATTGGTTCCAAATTACTTTCAGACACTTTGCTTTTTCTCGATTATGATTCGTGCTGATGTCTAAGTCTTGACAATATAGTGCCAATAGTGATATACTTATTGCATGATTAATATACAGATAGGTGAGACAAAAAGGGGATTTGATATTGGCAGAAAAGGCACCAATTATTGGATGTGGTGTGCCTGCCCTAAATGTGGTAAAGAACGATGGGTTTATCTGAAGCATGGCATACCTGTTTCAAGGTATTGCATTCAGTGCCGTGAATATGTGCTAACCCCCGCAAGGGCTAGAGTTCATGAATCACGAAGGGGGGTACCAAGAAAGCCTGGCATCATCAAAAGTGGCAAGGAATCACATTCTTATAAAACTGGTAGATTTAAAACCATCAAGGGCTATATTAGTGTTTTACTAACGGATGAAGACGAATTTTATCTACCAATGAGCACTCATGCTAACAGACTATTGGAACATCGGCTCGTTATGGCAAGGCACTTAGGAAGATGCCTCCAGTCTTGGGAATTAGTTCATCACAAAAACGGCATCAAGGACGATAACCGAATAGAGAATCTAGAACTCACTACTATCGGTAGCCACAGTATTGAACACAGCAAGGGCTATCGTGATGGTTTCAACAAAGGTTATCAGGACGGTAAGAGTAAACGAATAAAGCAACTTCAAGAGGAAAACCGGGCACTCAAGCTAGAACTAAAAAGGGGGACAAAGGGGTAATGATATATATTAAGAAAACTGGATTAGAAATAATAAAGGATTTGTGTGAGAAATCAGGTTCTACCTGGAAATTTGGGAAGTTTTCAGACAAAAGACCGAATAACTCCCGTAAGATTTATTACAGCAAACAGAAATAGCAAATAATCCACCATTGTAGTTAAATCAAAAGCCCTCTTAATCGGGGGCTTTCTCTATTGGGGGGGGTTCGTGCTGATACCTAACGCACTGAGAGCCAAAATGAGGGGCATGAAAGTAAAAAGTAATACCAGACTACCTTGGAGGTAACTAGCATGAAGAAGCGATAGCATAGAATAAAATCCCAATCTATAGGCGGCTTAAGCCGTCTTTTTTAATTAGCAAGGAGGTAAAAAGAAATGGCAAAGACAATATCAAATGTTTTAACAGGGGTTGCGACACTAGAGGTCAGGCAACCTAATGACGCCCGGGCAGAGTGGTCAACTGTTCAGCAGTATGTAGGGGCACATTCTGCCAAACTGACCAAGACAGGTTCAGGCAATGCCGGTAGCACTCACGTAGAGTTCAATGTGGCTTCTCGGGGAATAACGATGACACTTTGGACGGCAGGTATCATTACAAACAGCTTCTTCCATCATTGTTCAGCGGTTACAGGAAACTTCGCTCAGTTTGAATTCAGGTTTGAAGACCCCGACTCAGATGCGTGGGTAGAGATTACCGCAGTTCCTCTCCAGACCTATCTTGGCACAAACGCATGGGTTCAGACGACTCTAGCCGATGCCGACAACTCAGGCTATGGTGGTGTTGACGAAGTAGGTCTATCAATCTCTAATTGGGTGCTGGCAGCTTTGAATGGGCAGCAAGGGATTATTGAGGGCGTAACCACTGATGGTGATTGCGCTAACTGGATACTTTCACGGATTCGTCTTGAGTTGTGGGAAGCTACACCAGCCAGGGTCTGCTATATTGACTCGGTGGAGATTATGGGAACCACATATGCGATAGAGCCTGGTGACACTACCACAGAAGCGCTTTCCTTGAGTTCACCATTCACGGAGGTTGGTTATACCGAGGACGGTGTGACCGTAACATACACAGCTGATACCGCTGGTATCGAAGTTGAAGAGGAGACATTCGAGATTGACCGGGTGATAACTAAAGAGACTGCCGAAGTCACCTGTAATATGGCGGAGAGTTCGCTTTTCAATATTGACAAGGCAATGGCGGGCGCTGTGCTGTCGGGAAGTATCCTTACCCTGGGGGCTGGGGTCAACAAGAAATTAAATCTCAAGATAGAGGGGAAAACCCCTAGTGGGCATTTAGCCGCTATTATGATGCCCTTAGTAACAGCCACCGGGTCTGTTGGGATGGCTTATAAGAAAGGCGAAAAGACAGTTGTTCCGGTGACATTTCAAGCACTAAAGCCATCGGGGGAGCCGGCTGTGACTCTTGTCTATAATGCGGCATAATAATTAACCAAAAAGGAGTGAACCATGAGAACAGAAGAAGATAAACTCTGCCAATCAGGAATCAAAGTAATGTTAGGGGGTAAGGAATATGAAGTCCGCCCCCTGGTTATCCGGGAATCGAGGGAGTGGAGGGCGAAGGTTATTAAACTGATAGCCCCCCTCCCTGAATATGTAAAGACTGAAATAGACAAAACTGACGATTTCGAGAAGGTTTTGTCTATAATGTTGGTAACAATGCCTGACCAGGTAGTTGACCTCTTTTTTGATTATGCCAAAGACCTGAACAGGGAAGAAATTGAGAATGTTGCTACTGATGAAGAATTGAGGATAGCCTTTAATGAGGTGGTAAAGATAGCTTTCCCTTTAGCCCGGGCGCTGCCGGAGACGATGGCACAGATTGTGCCAAAATAACAATCGGTGGAGCTTTTGAATTCTTTTTATGTGAATGGCACATCACGCCCGACTATATCGTGAATAACTGGACTGACGAATTGTTGGATTTGATGTGCGAAAAACTAGCCGAACGAAAGAAGCGAGAGACAGGTAATACAAATCAACCTTCTACTGACCGTTCTGTGCCCATTGAAGCACTCTCAGCTATGTCCAACGGTATGATAAAGGTGGAGAAAAAGTAATAGGGGGTGTGCCATTAGTATTTCAATCGGAGATGCCCTTCTGAAATTAGGGGTAGATACCAAAGACTTTGATGCGAAGATGTCTGGTGTCCGAGGGACAATAGAAAAACATCGGAAGGCTATCGGTATAGCAATGGTAGCCTCCGGCGCCGCTATTGTGGGTAGCCTGGCTTTATCATTGAAGGCGGCTGCCGCTGAAGAGGCTGGTATTGAACGGCTTAGTGTAGCAATGACCAATGTAGGACTTTCCTATGATGATGCTAAGGAATCTCTCGAAGGGTGGATAAATGCACAACAGCAAGCCACTGCCTTCGCTGATTCCGATATGCGTGATGCCCTGGCCTCAATGATTCGTATGACCGGAGATTTAGCAGAAGCCCAAGATTATCTTACCCTGGCAATGGATGTGGCAGTTGGGACTAATAAAGACCTTGCCTCCGCTTCACAGTTGGTTCAGTATGCTATGGGTGGAAACTGGGGAATGGTTGAACGATACATCCCTGCCTTGAAATCCGTTGAGAACGAAGAGGAAAAGTGGGCTGAACTTAGACGATTATTTGCTGGGCAAGCCGAAGCTTATGGACAAACATTAGCGGGGCAAATGGACTTGTTAAAGAATAATGTCGGTGATGTTGTTGAAGCTCTAGGTGCTGCTCTTCTGCCGGTTGCTACATCTCTTCTAGAAACCATTATGCCTATTATAGAGAGTATGAAGGAATGGATAGCTGAACATCCCACATTAACAAAAGTTATTGTTATTGCTTCTGGAGTATTGGGTGTATTACTTACTACTCTAGGTGGGCTTCTTCTTTTAATGCCCAGTATCACAGCAGCGATGGCAGCCTTTGGGATAACTCTTCACCTATCATTGGGGCCGATAGGACTTGTTATCTTGGGTGTCACAGCTCTAATAGCTGCCGGTATTGCTTTGTGGAAGAACTGGGATAAGGTGGTTCACTTCTTCAAAATAGCTTGGTCTGAGATAAAAATATTTGTCCTGACTGCTATAGAGAAGATACTCGGTGCTTTAGCTAAATTTACTTCTTGGATTCCTATACTGGGTGGAAAGGTTCAGGAAGCACACGACGCCATTTCAAATATGATTGACGCTGAGAAGGTAAAGAGAGACCTATCTATAACCAATAGAGAGCTAGAGATTAACAAGGGAATCCTTGAAGATACGACTGTAGCGGTTGATGACTTGACCAAAGCTGAAATAGCCTATAGAGAGGAGCTTGAGGAACAACAGAAGGTATTACTTGAGCAGCAGGAAATCTACGAGAATAGGCTTGAACAGATTGAGGCACTTAGGGATGAGCTTGAGTATGAGAGAAGCGAAGCTGGTAAGTTAAGAATAACCACAGATGATGTCACTAAGGCTTTAATTTCTCAGGGATGGACAAGCGAGAGAATAGCCAATTTATGGGAAGATTATGGAGACGAATTAGATAATGTAAATACATACCTTGAAGTTACGGGGTTACTTGCTAAAGAAGTAAATGCTATTCTGGAAGACCAAGCCGTAGCTGTTGACGGGCTTGCAAAGGCATACGAAGGGGCTAGGGTAACTCCAGTTGGTGGGGCAATACCCGGAGGAGAACCAACATTTGCTAATGAAGCCGAATGGCATTCTTATTGGGCTGGGGCGCAGGCATCACAGGCACTATCGGCAACAATAAGGGCTGGAAGAATAGCAGGGACAATCTCAGCGGCACAGTCAACTGTAATGAGGCGAGAAGCAGCGGGGATGGCTGAGGGTGGTATAGCTATGCGACCCATGCTGACTAATATAGCAGAGAAGAGGCCAGAGGCGGTTTTACCTTTAGATAAACTATCAGGGATGGTTGGTGGAATAGGGGGCAGGGTGGTTAATATTATCCTTGAACTGGATGGCAGGATATTAGCTAAGGCAATAGAAATACCCTTAGTTGATGATATAAGGCTCAGGACAGGACTTAGAATTTAAGGGAGGCTTATCATGGCAGCAGGAGCTTGGCTCCTAGATTGGAAAAAACGAATAAAACTCACTATTGATAGTGGTGATATAGACGCTGCATTAGAAGATTTCCCTGTCTTAATTTACCTATCAGCATCTTCTGGAATCGGTGGCGTTGACGCTTCGGCAATCTTTGATGAGCTTATGGCTGATGGTAACAGAAAGAAAATAGCTGTTACAAAAGATGATGGCACGACTGAACTCTATGTTGAAATAGAAAAGTGGGATGATGCTAACGAAAAGGCTTGGCTATGGGTTAAAGTCTCCGATATAGCTAGTGGTGCTGATACTGACTTATACCTCTATTATGATGTTGACCATGCTGATAATGATACTTATGTTGGAGATACTAATGATGTAGTTGCTGAGAGTGTCTGGGACGTAAATTTCAAGGCTGTCTACCATATGGCTGATGGGGTGGATAACGCCCATATCTACGACTCTACTTCTAACGATAATGACGGTGCAAAGAAGGGGGCTAATCAGCCTATTGAAGCTGATGGGTTGGTAGCGAAGGCACAGGAGTTTGAGGGGGAAATTAGTGATGATTACATTACCCTGCCCGATTCTGCTGATTTTGATATAGCGAGTGGAACTGTAGAAGCCCTTATTTGGAGAGAAACGGGTGCAAGTTTAACGCATTGGATAACAGCTATCCGTCCTGATGACCATAGTACGGGTTGGTTCTACTGTAATGTTGCCACCACTCTGAACTCTTCTAATGGCACTTTGTATGTAGACGGAGTGCCAAGTAATGTAATAGGGAAATCAGCTTGGCACTTAACGACAGTTAGTGGCATTACAACAGGTTCATCAGTAGAAACAAGGATTGGAGCTAGGTATAATCTTTTAAATAATTACTTCTTTGATGGCTTAATAGGTGAAATCCGTATCTCCGACATAGCCCGTTCAGCCTCTTGGATAAAGGCAACCAAAGAATCCCTGTGGGATAGCTTGATTACTTTTGGTAGTGAGCAAGTCTTCACACCATATGAGATATCCATTGAAGGGGCTTATCCTGAGATAAGAAAATACTCCAGGATGGTTGAGTTAAGAATTGAAGCAAGGAGTATTGCCGAGTTCACTGTTGTTGATGTGGAAGGGATTTTATCTTACTCAAAGGGGCAAGCCGTTACCATAAACGATTCAGTAAGCAGGATATTCGGGGGATTCATTGATACAGTCGAGACTTTTGCGATGTCTCCTGCGGGGGGGTTATTCCATCATATTGTATGTGTGGATAATCACTACTTGGCTGATAAGAGGTTGGTTGCCGAAGCACACCTGGCTACTGCTGCCGGAACTATTGTTTCCAGTATAGTGACCAATTATCTAGCCGATGAAGGGGTTACCGAGGGAACTATTGAGGCTGGTCCCGATATAGTCGAAGCAGTCTTTAATTATGTAAGAGCCTCGGATGTCCTTGATGCCCTGGCTGAGAAGGCTGGCAAAATCTGGTATATAGACGAATACAAGAAACTTTACTTTGTTGCCCGAACTACAACCGCTGCTCCCTGGAATGCCGAGACCTCCGACATAACGAAGAACAGTATCAGAAATGCTGGTGGCAATCCTCTATATAGAAACAGGCAATACATAAGAGGCGGCAGAGATACCACCGCGGAACAGACCGAAGATTTTGTAGGAGATGGGAGCCAGTTCGCTTTCACAGTTGGCTATCCTATTGAGAAAGTGCCTACATCCGTCAAGGTCAATGCCGTTGGCCAGACGATAGGGATTAAGGGCATAGACACGGCAAAGGACTGCTACTGGAATAAAGGGGATGCTACTATCACATTCACCGTTGCTCCCCCTGCTGCGCAAGCGGTTGAGGTTATTTATTATGGACAATATCCTATTTTGGTTTTAGTTGAAGATGCAAATGAGATTGCTGGCAGGGCAACAGCCGAAGGTGGCGGCACCGGTTATGTGGAAGAAATTGCAGACGAGCCTACATTAAATGACAAGGATGCCTCTATTGATTCGGGGAAGGCTAAATTAGTAAGATTCGGAGTAGCAGGGAAGAGAGTTCCTTATCAAGTTACTAGAACTGGATTAAGGCCAGGTCAATTACAGACTGTGAATTATCCTTCAATAGGGTTAAATAATGCAGAATTACTAATTGAATCTGTAATAGTAACAAGGGTAGCTGATAAGTTCTTTTATGATGTCATTGGTATTCAGGGCCCGGAGATGGGAGGCTGGAGCAAATTCTATAAGTCTCTGGCTGACCAGAAGCAAGAAGTAATTGATAGTCTGCATATAGGAAGCGACCAGATATTGATTATACTGGCTGATTTTACAGGCAATGTTGAAGTAAGTGAAACAATCTCAGAGCCGGTTATTACAGCCTGTGAGTTCCCGGCGGCGGACTTATACCCGGGAGCTACACTATGGCCTTGTTGAGGTAGTATATGAAAGTTAAACATAATTGTATTAATATTATAACTGAGAATATCAGGGTGACAGTCCGAGATTTGGATGGTAAGATTCTGGAGCGGAAGACACTCAAGAATACCATCACGAATCTATTCTTTAATCTTTATGCCGATGCTTTGTCGGGAGATTTGGTCCACAAAGATGACCTCAAGATTATGCGCCTGGCTATTGGAAATGATGATGGAACTATACTAACTTTAGCCGTTACTAATACCACCCTGGGCAGTGAGATATTTAGAATTGATAATATTCTATCCAGTTCTGACCCGGCAGTGGGACAATACAAGACCCTATTCTATCTCAAACCCAATGAGGCTGTAGGGTGGATTAGAGAGTTAGGATGGATGGCAGGGACTTCAGCAGATGCTTGGGGGGCTGGCGCTGGCAAGGATACCGGAACTCTAATAGCAAGGGTGTTCTGGGTGAGAGATAAAACGGGTGCAGAAAGTGTGCAATTCGAACGATTAGACGGAATCAGGGAGGCTTAATATGGGAATCTATACACCTTATACTTGGGAAATAGGGGTAGGTGGTGGCACCCCAATAGATAAGACCAATCTTGACCACCTTGAGACGCAGTATGATGCGGCTCTTACTTCAATCCATAAGACTGCCGACCAGATAGTCAATAACTCAAATGTCCTTGTAAATGATACCCATCTTCTATTTCCTGTTGGTGCGAATGAGGTCTGGTCAGTATTTCTTTACTGTAGGGTTTTAACTACTGCTGCAGCCGATTTTAAGTATGCCTTTGCTGTTCCTGCTGGTGGTAGTTTACCCTTTACTGCTAATCACTTGTTTATGACTTGGGGTGGTGCTTTCTTAAATAATATACTCTCAAGAGAATTTGCTGTGCAGCAACAGCCTGCGGTACAGGCCACTGTAGATTGGGTTCTTTTGGTGTGGGGAGTTTATATCGGTGGAGCTAATGCTGGAAATGTTCAATTTCAATGGTCACAACAAGCTGCCGAAGCCACTAACACCACAGTTTATAAAGACTCTTATATTATAGCTCGCCAGATAGCATAAGGAGACAATATGGAATATGAATATCATTATGACAATATGGAAGACAGGCAAGTAAAGGTTACCGAGGCTGAAGGTTTGGGGTATCGTATGTTATCTGATACCTTTGACCCCGACTGGGAGAAGGGCGATGAACCACACGGAACTATGGTGTTTACCGATGAGCCTTCACCTCCACCTCCTCCGCCTGAACCGCCCAAGTCTACTCACTATGCCAGGGTAACAGGTTTTAGTCAGACAGCAGTCAGACCATTATCAGTAGTCAGGACTTGGAACGGGCAGGAATATCCTTATGATTGCTTTGTGACTCAGGATTTAGTTGATGCCTTTATTGCCGGGAAGTTGGTTATTGGTGACTTTGTTCTAGTCCACTTTGACGACTGTGGCGAGCAAATAGCAATGATGAAAATCTATAAGACGTGGTGAAGTAATGACAGTAGCAATAGCAATCGGTTTAGTAATAGCTCAATCAGTAATAGCGAATATCATAAGGATGTTTGGTTTTGCTCCTGAGATATTCTCTCCCAAGGTGCGAATAAAGCAAGGAGATATTAACTACACCTATGATGTAAGCACCCACAGTGGGAT